ATGCTGGAACAAATGGGCGCAGCCGCGAAAGCCGCCTCGTATAAACTGGCGCTCCTTTCCAGCCGCGAGAAAAACCGCGTGCTGGAAAAAATCGCTGATTATCTGGAATCTCAGTCGCAGGAAATTTTGCTCGCCAACGAGCAGGATCTGCTGGAAGCGCGTCGCAACGGCTTGAGCGAAGCGATGCTCGACCGTCTGGCGCTGACCCCGGCGCGTCTGAAAGGTATTGCCGACGACGTCCGTCAGGTGTGCAACCTCGCCGACCCGGTAGGGCAGGTGATTGACGGTGGGGTGCTCGACAGCGGGTTACGCCTTGAACGTCGTCGCGTGCCGCTTGGCGTCATTGGGGTGATTTACGAAGCGCGTCCAAACGTGACGGTGGATGTCGCCTCCCTGTGCCTGAAGACCGGTAACGCCGCGATCCTGCGTGGCGGGAAAGAGACCTGGCGCACCAACGCCGCGACGGTAAACGTCATCCAGCAGGCGCTGGAGGAGTGTGGTTTACCGGCGGGTGCCGTGCAGGCGATTGAAAGCCCCGACCGTGCTCTGGTTAACGAGATGCTGCGCATGGACAAATACATCGACATGCTCATCCCACGCGGCGGTGCGGGCCTGCACAAGCTGTGCCGCGAGCAATCTACCATTCCGGTGATCACCGGTGGTATTGGCGTATGCCATATCGTGGTGGATGACACCGCGGAGGTAGAACCTGCGCTGAAGATTATCGTCAACGCTAAAACCCAGCGTCCAAGCACCTGTAATACGGTAGAAACGCTGCTGGTGCATCAGGGCATCGCCAGTACCTTCCTGCCAGCGCTGAGCAAGCAGATGGCGGAAAGTGGCGTCACGCTGCATGCGGACGAGAGCGCTTTCGCCCTGCTGAAAGACGGTCCGGCGAAGGTCGTTCCGGTTAATGCGGAGCAGTACGACGATGAGTATTTGTCGATGGATCTGAACGTGAAGGTAGTTGCGGATCTCGATGACGCTATTGCGCACATTCGTGAACACGGAACCCAGCATTCTGACGCGATCCTGACGCGCACCCTGCGCAATGCCGATCGGTTTGTGAATGAAGTGGATTCGTCTGCGGTTTACGTCAATGCCTCGACGCGCTTTACCGATGGCGGCCAGTTTGGTCTGGGCGCGGAGGTGGCGGTGAGCACACAGAAGCTGCACGCCCGCGGTCCGATGGGGCTGGAAGCGCTGACCACCTACAAGTGGATCGGCTTTGGTGATGATACCATTCGTGCGTAAATAATCGCGGGTGATGCAAAAATAGCCGTTTGATTCAAAAGGGCATTGACGCATCACCCGGTTAGATCTACTCTTTTGCCCCGTGGTTACGCTCGTAACCGGCCTTTCAGGGCCGATATAGCTCAGTTGGTAGAGCAGCGCATTCGTAATGCGAAGGTCGTAGGTTCGACTCCTATTATCGGCACTCACACAACAAAATCCTTTAAAAACAATAGCTTAAGACGATTTTCGTTCTCAAGGTACAATCTTTTTTTAAGGGATTCTATGACCAACAGTTGCCGCTATGGTTAACAGTGGCTATTCAGGGATGTTAGCACGTAGCGGCCTGTAGTTGTAAAGCTCGAACAGGTACAAGGCGTGAACAGTCCACACGAATCGCTATCAACTCGAAGCTGATGACGCCGCCAACGTCTCTAAACCATCCCGAAACAGATTGATCACACGCATTTAAGCCCGATGTGTGGCCCTATGAGCCACGTAAACAGGTACTAGTGGTAATGCCCCGGTAGCTACAGATCCGGCTCTGCCAGCGCTTCGCTCACGCTCCTGACGGTACACGAGCACCCTGATAAGGTGTGATCTATCTTACAATCTGATGAAGTCGCTACGCTCCGCTTGTTGCATGTACCACTAACGGGGCTTTATGGCTTCTATTGTCCAAAAGGTTGCGGTAACATCGTGGATATAAAATAACCACAGGTAGATGATATGAGTAGCGAACTGGCATCTGGTTTAATTGGTGCTCTCATTGGTGGTCTTTTCACCTTATGGGGGACGCTCATCGATGGGCGCAGACAAGAAAGAGCCTTGGATCATGAAGCAAAAGATAAACAAAAAAGTGTGTTGGTAGGTATTAAAGCAGAAATAGAAACGTTACTCGAGCTTTATAAAAAAAGAATATATGACTCTCTCGAAGAGTATGAAGGTGGAAAACCATTTGAAAATATATTTCCGCTAACACAAAATTACTTCTCTTTCTATGAAAGTAATTCTTTTGCCTTAACGTCCATCAATGAAAACACGATGAAATCAATTGTTATTTGCTATGGTTCAGCAAGAAGTCTTGTGGATACTTTCAGAATGAATAATCAAATATTGGAGGATTTATCTAAACTCCAAACAATATATCATGATACCCAGAAGGATATTCATCGATTCAACTTTGAGCAGACCTTCCATATTGCAACCAAGTATGGAGAGGGGTTGAAACAGATTCATAGTGAGGTTATGTCAAGAATAACCCTCTGTTTAAAAAGTATTGATGATAATTTGGCTGATCTCGAAAAAACAGAACAACTCACGAAACTGAGAAAAATTCTTAAAACTTTGGCATTTATAAAATAAACTTCCGTGATTAATAGGATTAATGTATATCTGGAATATTAGTCAGCACAGCGGCGACTGTAAGAATTATTGATACAGCTGTTGGCATTACGAGGAAGCTCGTTGCAACGATGGTTGCAGCATGAGCATCATCCGCAAGATAGGGAATAAAAGGAAAGGATAAGAGACGCAGTGAAATTTGCGTAAGATCACATTTTTGCGATCAAATAAGTTTATAGCGTGCATTAATAACTATTGCAATTGCATACTTCTAAACGTTGTTACAGTATGTTTAAGATGTTTCTTATAGAAGTTCTGTTTCTGTCTAATTGGACTAGCGAGGAGCTAAGCAATGGCAATCAGTGATCATGAGTATGTGAATTTTTCTGAAGATCATGAAATGAACTATCACGCTAAGAAAGTAAATAAAAGAGAAACTGCTTCCAATAGAAGTACCTTAAGAACTATGGGGACAGAGCTCAAGTCATCTCTTGGAAAAGCAAGACTGACTCATGGCGAATTCCATCCATATGTCAATAAAAATAAATCTCGACTTGAATAATACGACTACTTATTGTGAAGGTGGGAACTTATTCCTGCCTTCATTTTGCATTAATTAACCACAACATAATTCAACTCAGTATTATTTTCACTCAATAATCTATAGTCTGGAAAACGTCTTCGACATCCTTATCCATGATCCCACAATACGCCAGCGTTACCGCCTGCGATGAATGCCCGTACAGCTTCGTGAGCGTCGGCAGACTTACCCCACGTTTTATGGCGTGATAGCCAAGGTTCTTGCGTGGACTGTGCGCCGCAATGTGCAAATTGAGCATATCCCCGGCTTCCTTGAATTTGGCTGAGACCGTCACCCGGCTGATCGGTTTTCCTTTGGCCCGGTTGCTGTCCACTTCGAACAGGTATTCATGACCAGGATTATCAGCACGGCGTTGTGCTACCAGTTCAAGCGCTTTGGCAGTCAGCATGATCGAGCGGATTTTCCCTGTCTTCTGTTCCTTCAGGTTCAACACGTTCCCTTCGATGTGATTAAAGTCGGTATAGCGCAACCTGACAGCGTCACCAATACGCGCCGCTGTCTGATTCAGGAATACCCACAAATCACCGTAGATAGCGCTGCTGTTATTCTGACGCAGCAGTCTTTCAACCTCTGCGATCTTCTCTTTGTCTCTGACTGGTTCGACCTTCTTCATTACGTCCCTCTCCGATGTTCAATATGTAAGTTAGGATGCAAATATTGATCATAACATGATCATTGTAAAGGGTTTTTTATATGTTATTGCACCCACTCCCGCGCGGTAGGAAACGAAAGTGGGGCCCACTCTTCAGGTTCCAGTGTCGGGAAATGTCCCAGCGCTTGGGCTGATTTGCTGGACCGTCTCTCCAGTGGTTCAATAAAAATGAACCATCATTTTAAAATATCGAAGGGTAGTCCTTTGCACACCACATATGCTGGCTCTAGTAATGAATAAACCTTGCCTGATTCTGCATAAATTCTGCATAAGACAGCCTCTTAGATGTTCATCCACAACACATCTCATAAGAATCAATGATTTGATAACTTACACATGTACATTGTGTAAGTTAGAGGTGAGTTCTTATACCTGCCAGCAGGCCACTACGTCAGCCCCCAACAGGCGAAATTCTCCCGCCCTAACAGGTCACGGATACGTACCTTTTCCCACACCAGCGCAAGCAGTCCCACCAATAGTCCCGTATTCTCCACCAGAAGCCCGTAGCGGCGTTATCTCCACACAATCGTGAACTGACACACCGATAGCACAGCGCCCGCTGAGAAGCTCCCATAGGCCTAGGAATAGAGGGTTTTCAGTTGTTTTTTCGAAGAAAATTTATTTTTTCGGTATTGAAGGGCGGATCGGTGATTGTGTTTAGCTGCGCCACAGATGTCGGATTTGCCGGAGCCGCGCCATTACTGGCTTCGCTGCATGCACCACACCATAACGCCCATAGGTACAGACTTGTGATTTGTACGCTTAGTGACCACTTTAGCATGATTAACTACGGATTATAGGGTATTTGAGGTGCATTTAATCTATTTTGTTCGCAGGATAGCCAATGATAAAGATCATCCACCAAATTTTCACAGAAAACTAGTATAGGGTTGCCAATCTTCAGCCAGCGCGGAGAATGGTCGGTACTTTCAGATGAAAGCGGGGGAGGGAGATGATCAATTCTCGGAGCGGATCAGGTGTCTGGACCGCCTCAGGTGTTGCTATTGATTGTGCCATTGAAGCATGACGCGGACATATCAAACCAGAAGTTTTCATCAGTGCGTTGGTCGCGTGGATGACTTGGAAAATTCTCACCCGGTGATACCTGCACGATTTTCGTGTACCCACCCCCTCGATTTTCGAGCACCTACCTGCACGATTTTCGAGTAGGGGGTAGTCGATTTTCGAGCACAATAATAATAAATAACAATCTCCATAAAAGAACTGATAAGAAAAGTACCTCCAGGTCGAGAGCACGGAATGACGGTTGGTCATTCTGTTAGTTTTAATAGTGATGCTTCTGCATCGCTCCGCTCTGCAATGGCTGGTCAGCCACTTCAGAAATGTTTGTGGTAAGAAGCTCACCTTCGCTGACGTGAAACAGCCACGCCATCTCGTGACCTTCTAACCCTCGTTAACACATCGCTACGCTCTGTGACTCGGGTAACCCGACAGGCTACGCCAGAGAGCTACGCTCTCACTCTGTGTGGAAGCTGCGAACTTGTTCGCCATATGTGAATCGGAGCACGGCGGAGAGGACTGCTTTGCATCTGTCCGGTTCACTCCGGGGCGAGGCGGGTTAACTAACTGACCTCCTCAACGCGTCTCTACGGCGTTTAAATGGTGGTGGTGATGCGTATGTACTCCTATGGTGACAGGTCCTCGGAGAACGCGTCACAGAGCGATTTAGCCCTATTGACAAAGATTTCGGTAATTGATAATGTGATGATGAGGTATTACAAAGCTTGCTAAAATAAAGCTTTCTTTTTGAAGTGAAAACTGATATAATAGATAGGTAGGGTAATGATTTACCTATGAATCCTCGAATAATTCTGCCGTCATCACGACTTTCCTTGTCAACCTCACGGCAATACAAAATGGGTACAAAAGACCTCCGCTAATAATTCTTTCAACAGAAACGGAGAACCCAATGAATAAACCACAATCCCAACGTCTCGACCTGACCACTATGACAGGCGAGCAGATCGCTGATCTCATCCTGAACGGCAAATACACCAAATCAGCCTTATGGGCCTTCATCAGTAGAAACGGCGGCGCAGACGCTGTACATGCTCGATTCCCGCAGATTGCCGTCTGCCTGCATATCCTGAAGCAGGAGCGCAAAAAGGCGAAACATGCACGGGCAGTGAAGACGGTGCTGAAGCCTTTGAGCAATAAATATGCTGAGGGCAATTCCTTAACGCAAATCCTGAATCCTGTGTTACAGGGCTACCGCGAGCTATATAGAGAAAAACTGAATCTGGACCTAACACCGGAACAGGTGATCTTGCTCTTGATCGCCACTGATGGTGTAGAGCGCTTGGAATCTTACGGTTACACCTGTGCGGGTGACTTCCCGACCGCAACCGCAGTCTAACAACACTGAACAAAACCTGAGCCGGTTCGCCATTTGCGATCACTGGCGGGAGGTCTTTTGTACCTAAAACGAGGAGGACAACTTGAATGAACATCAAATTTCAACAGCACGTTTATCAGGCTCTACTGGCTGAGGCCAAAAGGCAGGACAAGCCCCTGGCACGGCTCTGTAATGAAATCTTGGAGACTGCCGCGAACATTTTCGACAACACACCAGACATCAAACCAGCATTAGCCAGCAAGGCGACACTTTACGGAGAACAGAATGAGCAAACAGAACCGGGACAGTAAGGATTTTGTAAAACTTGAATACAGCATTCTCGACCTTACCGAGTACAACGGCCTGACCATTAATGGCAACATGAAAATTTTGCTATCTCTGGTTTACAGCTATGACAAAACAGGCAGAACTTATTACGAGTCTGTTGGCATGATTGGTAAACGTTGCGGCTGCAAGCCCGAAGCCGTTCGTAATTTCAGGAACAAGCTTCGTGAAGCGGGAATGATCACTTTTGAGGAAGAGCAGGGGAGAACACACAAAATTTCTCCGGTCGAACTCGATCCATCGTTGATGGTTTTTCTTGACGATCATAATTCCACGCAGGTGAGTAATAGAAAAGTGGAAACCGAGGAGAGCGGTAAGAATGAACAAAAACGTGATGTGGAATCTTCCGTGTTGGAACCTGCCGCGCCTGTTGCTGGAAAACCAGACGGCGTACCTGTTGTGGATGTTCCTGTCGATGTTGATTTATCCGGTAGTGATGATCCATCACTGAGTGATTCAACTGGAAGAAATGTCGTTGAGTTCCCGCGAAATGGTAGACCCAAACCCAGTTTTAAATCTGTATCCCCAGATGATGACGACCACGAGGAAATCCATCAGGGGGAGGAAACCTTTATTGTGCCAGATGTTTGCAACGAACCACCGCCAGAAGAACTCGCCGCTGCGGTAGCTAGCCTTGGAGGAATAATTGTGTGATATTGCCAACGGCCTGACGGCTGAACAGAACGAAAAAGAAGAAAAATTATTCAAATATATCAATTCGTTATCCCAACCCCTGAACCAATCCAAACGCCTTAAATCTGGGTTGGTCAAACGTGATCCAATCGTTCAGCTTCGGTACGCCAAATACCTCTTAGTGATTGGTCTGGGTGTTAACGAGGTTGCACTGAGAACCAGATTACCTCTGAAAGCCGTCCAGGATTTAGCTGTCTCGTACAATCCCCGATTTCGGAAAATTAGCAACCGTCGCCAAATCGATATGGAAAACATCACACTAGAAATGTTTCGGCGCGGTGATGATTTTCGAACTATCGCCCGTTTCCTGGACCTGCCGTTGTTTACCCTGGTTGCATACCTGCTCAAGCGCGGCATCAAACAAAACGAAATAGCTTCCCGTATGCCCCCAAATGATGACCCTCTGGTTATTGAGTACAAAGCTACTCTCAAGCGGAAGGCGCGTACCAAGAGAAAGGCGCTTTCGCTGCACTAACACCCACTGGTGGGTTAACGGTGATTGCCTTCAGCACCGAAGGTGTCTCGCATTGGCTTATAGCACCGAAGGTGTTTGCCTCTGGCAAAGTGCTCCGCACCGTATTGCGAGAGTGCTTCGCACCGTTAGCCGTTAATCGCCCTGCGATGCACTAACCATGACCTTACTCGAATATTTATCCTTTCTGCCGATCTGCGTAGCCGTTTTCCTATGGCTTCGTGACGGCCTGGACCTCTACAGGAAACATAACAATATGAAGAACATTGAAGAAATTCGCGCAAGCATCCTAAAAGCTATAGCCGAAGGAACAGACGAACCAGAAGACCTGAGCAAAAGCGCAGAAGACGCATTGGCGGAGGCGGTGCAGAGTTACCTGACCGCTTCTACTGCAACAGCCAGTGAACCAGCCAAGAAAGCTGGGAAGACAATCAAGCAAAAAGGTATCGCTCTTTGTCACCGCGAGCAGGGTTTTTCTGCAAACCTTCGTCCGGTAAGTCTCATGATGAAGGCAAGTCTTGATGAGCTAACCCCTGAACAACGCGCCGCGCTTGGGCGTCTGGGTTACGATATCAATCAGGGGGTGTGATGTCTGGTACAAATAAGATCGTTAGTAGCCTAATTAATACGGTCTCCTGGCAGGTCGATTCAAACTCATTTTCACGCGCCCGCAACAAAATCAAGAGCCTGAAAAAATATGCGGAGTCAGCGGGAAAATCTTTCGACCAGGCGACACGAAAGCTACAACAAGCCAACGGCAAGACCCAGCTACAGCAGGCGCGAGCAGAAACGCAGAGATTGAAGCTCAATCAGCGATTAACCGCTGAGGCTCAGAAACAAAGTGCTATCAATGCACGTATGGCGACCAACGAACAGCGCCATGCTCAACGTATGGCTGCGATTGCAGCACGTAACCCAGCAGCGGGCGGTCTGGTTCCTAAAAGTGTCCGTGGTCTCAGTAAGGCAATCAGAGCACAGCGTGAACAGGCCGACCTAGAGAAACGCACTCAGCAGATCCGCACCAAAGGTATTCGCTTTAGCACTGCCACCAACGGTTACAACCTGACACCACGCCAGCGAGCGCAAGCAATCAGCGACTTCGCTCAATTAACGAAACAATATCATGCTGGTTCAATGGCACTTGGAGAGTACAACGCCAGGGTGAGCAAGTTACAGCACGGGCTGAGACAGCAGGGCGGGCTAATCAAAAAGCCGATAACGCTCCCAGTTAAAGCTAAAGTGACGGGCCTTGATACATCCCTTCTTGATCATGCTGGCACAGCGATCACCATTGGGGCCACTATTGGTATCGGCAAAACCATCATGCAGACCGGGCAAGACTTCGAATCAATGGCCTCTGGTCTCCAGGCGGTGACAGGCGACAGTAAGAAAGCCACTCAGGAAATGGCGTATCTCCAGAAACAGGCGCTTTCCCTCGGTCTTGACCTGCAACAGACATCGAAAGACTTCGTTAAGTTCTACGCCTCAGCCGCTGGCAAGGCGACCGACAGCCAGATCAAAAACCTGTTTGAGGGTGTCAGCCAGTACGGAACCGTATTAGGGGCCACTGGAGAGGAGCAGAGCCGCGCCTTGCTCGCGCTTAATCAGATGTACGCTAAAGGCACAGTGCAGGCTGAGGAGTTAAAAGGTCAGCTCGGGGACGCTTTACCAAACGCAGTCGGGATCTTCGTCAAGGCATTGAATAAGCTAAAAGGCCGGACAGACCTTACCGAAAAAGACCTCATGGCAATGATGAAAAACGGTGAACTGCTGGCGAAGGATATTCTTCCCCTTGTTGGTGATGAGTTCAAAGCGGCAGCACAGAAGGGTGGAGCTTTCGAGAAGTCACTGAAATCTAACCGTGTTGCTATGATGCGCTTGCGTACAACGATGCAGCTTGCACAGAAGAATTTCTTTGAATCGGGCTTCGGCAGTCAGCTTACCGATACGTTTAACGGTCTGACAGATGCAATTGACAGCAACCAGGATGCATTTAAGACGCTGGGAGCCATTGCAGGCAACGTGATTAAAGGTTTCACTGATGCTGGTTACACGGTCTATAACAGCTTCATTCTCATTGAAGCGCTGATCAAAAAGTATGTTCCTCAATTGTCCAAGACATTCGAGGGATTCGGCAATACAGCAGCGTATGCGGCAGGAATTGCGATCTTCACTGGTGCGGTCTTCAAGTTGGCTGGCGCGTTGAGGTGGCTTGTCAGCTTCGCGAATCCGTTGAAAGGTCTGCTTGGTACTCTTGCCGGGATCGGTGCTCTTGGTGGCACTGCCAACCCAGGAACCGACAACACCAAACCAGGGAAAGACGGCAAACCAGCTAAAGGCGGTAAAGGTGGCGGCTTATCAATCGGTCTTCCTGCAATCATTGCTGGCGTAAGTCTCAACAATCGTCTCGATGAGATTCAGGCTGATCCTGATGCCTTTATGAAGAGGGTGCAGGCCAACAATAATAGGCCAACACTTTGGACTGATATCAAAAACTTCTTTGCTGATCATGCCCAAGGTTTCACCAATGCGTTTTCGGGCATGAATACTTTGCCAGGATTGCAGCCAGCTACCGCAGGCATGGCACAGCTACCAGGAATTGATAATCTTGCGTATGGCATGAACCTTGGCAAGCCGTTAAGCCTAGAAGGTAAGGCCGATCTGACTGTCACCAACGAGGTTAAACTCAGCATTGATGATAGCAAGTTCAGCGATGCTATTAAGGCCGAAGTCGAAGAGCAGGATAGAAGAAATACTAATCTCATCCTTGGGGTTTCTGGCTAATTAATATATTGGCGGCGAATCTGCCGCTCATATATCAAATTTATCGAGAAGTCAATATTTTCCGTGAAATTTGTTGCAAAAGAAATAATCCCATGATAAAATAATATACAGGGTGAATTACAACGGCCAAATGTTATTCCCTTCTCCTTAGGAATCAAAGTGCGCTTTTCCCAGAGCGCCTTTTCTCATACAGCCAATATCCGCACCCTCTCACGGTTAGGTTAGGCCATTGCCGCTGGCTGTATCAGAAAAGCATCGTAGAACGATTAGCAACGTATGTTGCTAACCCGTAAACGGGTGTAGAAGAATTTTCTCCGACCTTGGATCGGGGATTTGCCAAGCCCTTTCATCCTCGGAAGGCCGTCTTGCCAGACGAAAACTGGCATTGAGTGCGGCAGCGAAGATATGAGGTCTCCCGCTGCTGTGCTCCCTCATTCCTGAAGCGTGACTCACCGATCATGCTTTCCAAATCTCTCCATCAGAAGAAATTCATCTCTCCGATGATCTACCAACCGGGGCAGGCGCTTTCCTGCCTCCGGCTCTTTTTCTGTTGGGAACACGAATAGAAGAATGCCGTCCGATGGACGGTATTTTTTCAACTCTACCCGGCATATTCGCCGGATTATAAAAACTGTATGGAGATACAAAATATGGCATTCGAATACGAAAGCAAAACCCCACAGGATGTATTGGTTTATACCGATTCACCGATCTTTCATAAGCGCACCGTGATCCTTGATCTGGCTGCTGACGTGACTTGTGGTGATGTGATTAACCCGACCACTGGCGCGGCATACGTTGCAACTGATGCTGATAACTGTGCTGTAGCTCTGCAAAACCAAATTGCAGGTGAGGCACGTAGCCTTGTTATCAGTGATACCCAATGCGTGTTCAATCCATCAGGTCTGGTTGTAGCCGGTGCTGCAAAAGATGCTGCTTACTCCGCCCTTGTTAAGCAAGGCAACCGCATTGCTGATGCAAACACCGCAATCTAATCAAGGAGAGATAACAATATGAAATTAAGTGATTTTACTAACCTTTCTGGTCAGTTCATCAAGCCCTCAGGTGAGGGGTTCCTCCTGTCCAGCCTGGGGATCTTTACCAGCCGTCCAAGCGACACGCAGATCATCTCGCTCGATACCTTAGAGGACGTACAGAGAGAAATTACACAGAGCCAAGCCAGGCACGGAAGCGGCATGTCGGCGCTGAACTTCCCGAAAGCGGCTAACGTGACCGTTCAGGCTCCACTTCATGTTTACAGCTCAACCATCACCAGCCAGGATTGGCAGGGGAAACGTCAGCCGGGAACAAATCGCCAGATGACCGCTGAAGATGTAGTTGCTAATCATACCCTAAAGCACTACCTGCAAACCCGCCGTGACGTAGAATTCCAGATGGCGCAGAGTCTGCTTCACAATACTGTAGAGGCGACACACCTACGTGAAGGCCCAACCATTCACTGGGATCAGTTCTGGGGTATTAACCAGCCGTCTGCTGTGGTGAAAACTGGCATCAGTGCCAACGTCATTACTGAGATGCAGAACGCTGTCACGCTACTGAAGAAAAATCTGGGTGGCTGGTCTTCCAGCATCAAGCAGGTTTATCTGCTAGCGAGTCCGAGTCTTTTCACCGCCATTCAAGGCAACCCAACCGCATATCAGGCGGCTCTGTTTGGTGCTACGTCCCGTGACATCATTTTCCCTGACACTTTGGGCGCATATGATCGATACAACATCGGGCGCGTAACTGTAGTGCAGGTTGACGATCCGCTATACGGCATTGCAGATGGTGAAGGCTACATGCTGGCGACGTTCTCCAATGTTGTTGAAGGCGACCTTTCACCTTATATGACTTACCAGACTCCGGCGAGCCGCCATGCTGAAGTTGCTAATGGTCCGGTTTATCCGTCCTACCATTACGTTCTGCGTGATAAGTTCATGAACTATGAGGTGGTCAGTGAGTTATCACAGATTCAGATCCCAATGCGTCCGGACTTCGTTCTGAAGGTCACTATGGACGACGCAGCGTAAGACAGCGGATTTTGGGGGCGCATTGCCCCCGCTGCTGGCGAGGCAAAGGAAAGGAGATACATATGAAATTAGCTTTGATCGGTACTGGCAACATGCCGCTGATGCAGTGGATTCTAGATGGCAAAGGCGATGATGCGATTATCAACATGTCAGCGTTAGCGCGTCGGCTTGATTGTAGTCGTTCCAGCCTACTTGACCGCATCCATACGCATGGATTCGACAGCGCTATTAGGTACTACCTCAGCGAACAGCGACAACGAAAACTGAAAACATGAGAGCCGGGTTAATCCCGGCTTTTTTTTTGTGTTAAAAGTCATAACTAGCAGATTATACACTTGATTTTTGTATGGCATATGCTTTGATGAAAATTAATGTTTTTCATCGAGCGGAGATTCGGGGATGGAAGGCCATAACTTTGAGCAACTAAAACAGCATATTTTATCATTATCTGAATCGCAGGTTTTTGAAGTTGCACGGACTGAATGGAAACTGCACTCTATTGAATTATCAGAGGAATGGGACAGTTGCCCTTGTGGTCAATCTATTAAAGAACACTGCTATATCGAAAATCAGAAGAACGGTAATAAAACCTACGTTGGGAATGTATGCATCAACAGGTTTATGAAAATTGACACAGGAACGCTCATCGATGGGCTGAAAAGAATTAGAGAAAATATACGAGCAAATGCTAATGAAGCGTTGATCGAGTATGCCATGCAAAAAGGTTATCTTTACGGTGAAAAAGATTACAACTTTCTGTTATCAACAATGAATAAACGTAAATTGTCGGAAGCCCAGTTATCCTGGAAAGAAAAAATCAATAACCGTATCCTGAAAGGTACTGTGGTTCAAAAAAGAACATCACGTTAAACCGTATACCCCCTCCAGCAAGAAGGGGGTTCTGCCATGTGTGTTCTACACACCCAGCCCTTCATAACCCACCAACTCTACATACTCTGATAGTTCCTTCATCCCCGCGCCCTGGGAATAGGTTCTGAAACTCTCCGTTTTCCCGCGCTCATGGCCCACAATTAAAGCGATCCTGTCCTCTGGTACACCTTTACGATCAAGCTGGCTGATGAACATTCCCCGCAGACTATGAAACACCTTTCGTTCCGTGCCTTCCTCACCCAATGCCTTACGTTTAGCCCGTGTGAATCGCTGTGTATGCCACGTTGAGCGCTTGCCATCTGCACGTTCTGTGATGCTGGCATGGTAGAACAGAAAGCCGTTGTGGTGGTTCTGGATGAGGTCTTTAACGAGTGTCGTCAATCGGCTATGAATTGGAACCAGGCGAGCCGCATTACGTGTCTTACCCTCCGCCACCTCGAAACACCATACCCCCTCAACGGTTTTGATATTGCTGATTTGCAGAGAGCAGATTTCGTTAAGGCGCATACCGCTATACATTCCCACCATCGCAACAGCTTTCATCTCATTATCCAGCAGCGCGAGCACCTTAGCCAGTTCATCACCAGCAAACGGCTCGTAGCTTTCCCGATCATGGCGCACGTCCAGTTTGTGGCCTGTGAATACATTGGCTTTCGGCGCGTCGTGATAGCGGTTCTGGGCTTGTGCCACTAGTTGGGACAGACAGCCAAGATAATTCGCCAGTGTCTGGCTGGCTTTCTCTTGCTTGGCGCTATCTAACCAATCGGTGACCATAGTCCTGTTGATTTCCTGCAACTGGAAATCCTTACGCCGGAAATGAGCCGTGAAGACCTCCACCGCCTTAATGTACTTGCTCAAGGTAGACAGCTTGCGCCTGTCACTGTGTTGGACAATAAATTCATCCCGTAGTTGGACAAGGGAGGGACACACACGAGCCGTGGCGAAGTCTATCCCATCATTTTGGCTTACATGCTGGTTGATAGAGCGCAGTTCCACCAGGACGCGATCAACACTGTTACGTTGTGGTTTTGGCTTGAGTCTGTCTCTGATAGCAAAAAACTCGTGCATGACTTTGTCACGAATGATTCGGGCTTCCCTGATATCTGCCGTGCCTGTTGTACGCATGAATGCTGTTCGATTCCCAAAAAGGGAACGCATATAAGGCGGAATAGTGACCTTGACGGAGTATACCGACGAGTTTTCTTTAACAAGGTACGCATTAGGCTTGTATTTCATCTTTCCCCCGATCTAATATTCAGGGGCAACTGTGATCAGTTGTGTCAGTTTTGCCTTTCAGGAGCAGCGCATTCGGTTCGAAGAATCAATGACTTGTGAAACACGTCATTGGAATCGAAGGTCGTAGGTTCGACTCCTATTATCGGCACCATCCCCTAGTTTTCTCAAGTCAACTCACATCAATAAAATCCTTTTAAAACATAGGTTTTACGTTGTTTTCAGTCATTTGACGTCAACCTCTATCTATTGAAATCAACATGCCTTTGGGGGCACAATCAGGGGCATGTTCTGTTTGGTCTAGGAAATGTGCCCCCAATGATGCTGAATGCCCGAAAGGTTGAAGCCGCGAAAGGAAAAGAGAAGAGCTACAAGCTGTCTGATGGAGGTGGTCTGTATCTTCAAGTAGAACCCAATGGCTCACGTTACTGGCGTATGAAGTACCGTTTTGCTGGCAAAGAGAAGCGTTTATCTTTTGGTGTCTATCCAACGGTTTCTTTGGCTGATGCCAGGCAAAAGCGTGAAGACGCAAAGAAATTGCTCGCAGCCGGTAAAGACCCTGGTGAAGTGAAGAAAGCCAAAAAACATGCTTTAACCGCTGCTACAGAGATACTCAATCCATTCAAAGAAGTGGCGTTAGAGTGGCACAAAATGAAGTCACCTAAATGGTCTGAAGGCTACGCTTCAGACATCATTGAGGCATTTGAGAAAGACATCTTCCCGCAGATTGGCCATCGACCCATTGCTGATATTAAGCCCCTAGAGCTGCTTGAAGTTCTGAGATTAATAGAAGCCAGAGGAGCAATGGAAAAAGCGAAGAAAGTCCGTCAACGATGCGGTGAAGTATTCCGCTATGCCATCGTAACAGGTCGAGCGATCTACAACCCGGCACCGGATCTTGCCAGTGCAATGCAAGGGCACGAAGCAGTTCACTATCCATTCCTGAAAGCTAACGAGCTGCCGGAGTTCTTTACTGCTCTTAACGCTTATTCAGGAAGTCCGATTGTATTACTGGGTGCATATTTGCTCATCTTAACAGGTCTCAGAACTGGAGAGTTACGAGCAGCGGAATGGCGTGAGGTGGATTTTGAGAACGCACTGTGGGAAATCCCTAAAGAACGCATAAAAATGCGTAGGGCTCATATTGTACCGCTATCAAGCCAAGCATTAGCTCATCTCGGGCGATTGAAAGAACTGACAGGCAACTATCCGCTCATGTTTCCTGGACGCAACGATCCCAGTAAGTGCATGAGTGAAGCCAGCATCAACCAAGTTTTTAAACGTATTGGATATGCTGGTCGTGTGACGGGGCATGGTTTCAGGCATACGATGAGTACGATTCTACACGAGAAAGGTTTTAACAGTGCTTGGATTGAAACCCAGCTTGCACACTTGGATAAAAATTCTATTCGTGGGATTTACAACCATGCTCAATATTTAGAAGGGCGCAGGAATATGATGCAATGGTATGCGGATTTTATTGAGGGAATTAATCTTAATGGCAAATAAATCTACTCCTTTAAAATTATTTCGCACACATTATAAAGTGGCTGAAGTTGCTAAGATACTAAGTTGTGAAGAAGAAGATATTTTGTATCTGGCCGGGGAGAACGATTTTTTGTTCTCAGCCTATGTAGGCAGGGAGGGTAACTTCTCAAAGCATCGAGTAAGAAATATAAGTGAATTTATTAATCATATTGATTCATTGGATAAGGACGATGAGGGTTATAGTTATATTAGTCAATATAGCCTCATAAAAATATATGAAGTAAAAAATGATAAAAATTTAGTTATTGCACGTATCAAAGGTTATTTTAAATATCCGCCAAAAGTCCAAAAAGACTTTATCTTTTTTAGTGGTCAATTTCCAGATTACCCTTCACTTCTCGTTCCAGCTGGGAAAGTGTTTTCAAATGATGTTAAATTTATCCAGATGGACTGGAAAAATTCGGATGGCTTTTTTTTGGAGCATGATGGGTATCTTGAAAGCGAGGACGTTCGAAAGCTTCATAACATCATTAATAATGAGTCATCGTCTGCTGATGTATATAAAACGCTATCAATTGCTCAACAAGAGCGACATGCAGCAAAAAGAAATCAAGTTTTGAGTGTGGCCATTTATCTTTATAAAGAAAATTCGAATGTTAAAAAAGACAACGCTACAGCGTTAACAGAGCTTATCTTCACCCGAGCCGATGAATTTTGGCCTGATAAGAAAGAACCTCCGTTGTCTTTCGCAGTAATTAGTAAGTTGATTTCAAGTATTTTCAAAAAACCTGTTTTTACAAATAATTAACATTATTGGTGAGTAAGTTTTTTTTTACTTACTCGCCTTTTTTACATCCAAACCAAGTGCTTTAATCCTCTCCGTTGACACGAATTGATGAATTGAGAGGAACGAATCATGGCGCTCACTGATACTCGCCCTAGTGCAGACTCACTAATTGATATGAAGTATATCACCTCTGATTGCTTGTTTACTGATAAGTGGATTTATAAGCTGATCTCTCTTGGTAAATTCCCGAAGCCGATTAAGTTAGGACGTATGTCAAGGTGGCGTGCTGGTGATTATTATGCCTGGAGAGATAGTCACACATCTAATTAAAATTGTTAAGAATAGGACCAATATGACTAATATGACATCTATTAAACTCCCAATGGAGGGTAAATCCTTTTATCCTTCTCTTAAATGCGAACAAGTTACGGTATTAGATACTTATAAGGTCAGTATCTTCAATGAAGGATATGGTGATTCTGCATGTATAATAAGAATCATCGAGATCTTTACGTTAAATAAACTGCGTCATAAAGGAGAGGAATTACGTTCTTTAACAGGGCTAACAATCCCCGATACGGAAGCGACTGCCGATGAAATCAATCTCTTAATGAGTCGACTTGAGGTGCTATGTCAGCGTGAAGAAGAAGAGTTATCCTTCCGACAAAAGGATGTTAGCTCTGCCGAGTACGCATTAAAAAATGCAGGGTTGAATGTTAACTCCAGAACAGTTTCTGAAGTAAAAAACAAAAATGCCGTGAAAGGGGCGCGTGATGCCTATGAACGACAGTACAATTCTGCATTTTTACGACAGAAAGAGCAGCAAACGCGGGTAAGTCTCTTCAGAGGATTCGGAAGTTTGTTACTTGAAGAGGCTGAACATATCGGGAAGAACATTAGTAAAAAATATCTTAACTCTTTTTCCAGACCGTTAACTTCTCCCGCTGAGTTTATTAACGTTTTAAACGATGCGACTTTAGTTCGGGATGTGAGATTTATCTTGGATGCTCTATGTGCACTGGATAATGCAGTTGAGCACATTCTTAAATGTTGTGCATACCCAAATGACCGTTACGAACTGGAAAGAGGTGGGATAAGTCGAACTATGGCCTATCGGGAGTACTATCGCGCTGAAAATGCCATTCTTCGCTCCGTAGTAAGCGATCGTGAATATGCAGAGCATGCTGTGAAATATAATCAGCTCTCTGAATACAAGAAAAAAATATTTCGTAAATAATAAAAGGATAAATCATGTACGCATTCAAAGCCGAAAGGCCGGACGCTGCACGCCGTTATCACAGTAAATTCGTATCTGGTACAAATTACCAGGAATCTTCAAATAGACGATTTTCATTAAGCAAACCAACTGAAAATATTTTGCGAAGCTCAATTCTTGAGTCTGGTTGGTTAATCAATAATATTACTTTGCGTGACGTTAATGCTATTTCAGGTAATGCCATTAATATTGGAGCCAGCGAGTTACATACAGGACGAGTTCACGGTGGCAGATTCCATAAGATGTTAGCGATAAATGGCACTGAATTTTTTCTGTCCGAAACTGACACATGTGCACGAATCAGCTATTTAGATATGTCACATATTTATCATACAGGTGCTCAGGGCGAATTTGATAAATCGGTCAGTACGTTTTTTAGTCAGGCTTATGCACTTGATATGTTGCGGGTTGGTTTTAATGGAGAGTCAATTGCCGATACGACTGATCCAGAGATGAATAAAAAAGGTGAAGACGTAAATATCGGGTGGCATGCGCTGGCAAAAAACTATCAGGGTGGTCAACAAGTCTTAACTACTCCTGTAACCCTCGGTGAAACCGGGGAATGGAAGAATCTCGACCTGCTTGCTAATCACCTCATTACAGAGCTGATTGCCGAACCTTATCGTGAAGATCCACGCTTGGTGGTTCTCGTGGGTGCCGAGCTTGCTGCTAAACAGCGACTTAAGCTCTTCAACGCGGCTGATCGCCCGGCTGATGTGGATGCTGCGCAAATGGCAGTCAGTTCGGTTGCCGGACGGTTTGCTTTTATCCCGCCGTTCATGCCGGGAAAACGTCTTGCGGTCACTACGCTGGATAATCTGCACATTTATACCCAGTCCCGAACCCGATCATTCCGGGCTGAGTTTGATGATGAGAAAAGTGAATACGTTAATTCTTATCTTCGCAATGAAGGCTATGCGCTGGGGGAGCCTGAGCTTTATGCCGCTGTGGATGAGAGCGCTGTAACTTTCTCCGACTGATGCTGAAGAAATAAAAAGACCCGCTTATTAGCGGGTCTGTTTCACAGCGTAGGAAAAATGAAAAACTCAACTTCAAACTGAGGCTTAAGCATGTCAGGATTTAGATGGATGTTCAATAAACTAAATTCGGTTATAAATTTCTTGCGCCTTGCCAATTGCTCGGGCTATATTCGCACCGTTGCCGCAAAATCGGCAACCGGGCGTGGAAACCCGTGTAATCTGAAGGCGACACCAGACGCGCCACGCGTCTTTTTTTGTGTCCGTGTCTTTGCACACCTATTGCTTTTACAGCGGTTTCTTTGCCGTTGTAGCTATCGAGTAATGGTGGCTCAGGCGGGGCTGACTTCGGTCAGGCCGGTATCCTTCAGAGCCGGTATTTCCACCCCCGTCTGGGCTACCACCAGTGGGCGTGGAAACTCCGGTGGTAGCGTTAACCGCTATCTGAAGGAGATTGCCGCCATGGCTTCGATCCCTACATTGTCACATCCAGAATTTACCTTTGTTTTTCTCGCAGTGCGCCGTACTGATTATGCCGCGCGTCCATTCGCTGTGCGTACTGTTGCAACCTGCGAGCGTGCTGCCCGCATGAAACTCGTTGCCGATTTTGTACTGAGCTTCGCCGCACGTATTCCGATGAACAAACTCGGGGAGGTGAGCGCATGAGTCATTTACCCATCCCTAACCACGGTTGCACCTTGACTGAAGCAGGCGAGAACCGTCTTTTACGGGCTGCGCTGGCGAGCGAGTTCCTGGCCGAAGTTCTGTCATTTCCTGCGATGAGTGGGCAGAGAACAGTTTCTGCTGAGGGAGCCGCAGCAATCATGGCCTGTATTGCAGAACAGCTGGAGGGTGTGGTGAGAGAAACCAGTACCATTAAAGGAGAAAAGCATGAACGCTAATCTCGTAGTCCATTCACCTGAGTTTCGGGCGGCATTTCTGCGTTCCTGCATTGCTGATGCCTATATTTCCCTGATGGTGCGAATTAATGGGGAGGCTGTGTATATCGAGGATGGCGAGCGTATCGAGCTTACACCTAATCGCGTGGCCATGAATATTCTTTATCATATTGAAGCGCCATGGATTAACGAATTCGGCCAGGAAGAGGGGCATCGTCTGGCGTGTGACGTTCTGGAGCGAATGCTGTCACCCGGTTACATGGCTGAAAATATTCGCCTTTCCGCATTTGGTGTCTCTGAGCTACGTGAAGTGTACCGGGACATCGTTTTCGGTGCGCCCGATGGAGAAGTACCTCCGGGTTTCAGCATTACCACTGCGGGAGTCGGGGAGGTACTGCTATGAAAGTTCAGTCTGTATCTGCGGTTTCGGGGGCAGCAAACGGGCGCTGGCCACATATCCTTTCCGCGTTAGGGATTAATGTTCCTTCCGCCCGACGCCACGGTGCCTGTCCGGCCTGCGGCGGAAAAGATCGCTTTCGTCTTGATGACAAAGAGGGGCGCGGAACATGGTTCTGTAATCAGTGCGGCAATGGCGATGGCCTTGATTTAGTCCGTCTGGTGACTGGACGCTCAGTGAAGGAGGTCGCGGGAATGGTCTGTGAGGTTCTGGCATTGCCTGAAGTACAGGATAAACCCGCTATGCCAGCCAGGAAAAAGACGGGGGGAAACGAGACCGGGGCAGACCGCTATCAGAAACTTAAAAAGCTGTCTCAAAACGGTGAATCAGCCTATCTGACCGGAAAGGGATTACAGGGTTACTCTTTACCGCTTCTTACTGCCACCATCAATCTGGCGGGGATGTCTTTTCCAGCCGGGTCGCTGCTGCTGCCCTTAACTGACATTACCGGGAATGTTACAGGCGGCCAGCTTATTAACTCTGATGGTGATAAAAGTCTTTTACCCGGCAGTCAGCTGTCAGGTGCTTTTATTGCCGTGGCTGATGTTCCGTCTGATGCTCCGGAACAGGTCATTATCACTGAAGGATATGCCACTGCGTTGACGGTCAGCCTCCTGGCTGACGGCTGGATCGTTGCAGCTATTGCGGCCACAAATTTGGTAAAGGTCGCAGAGCAAATCCGCATTCGATGGCCTGACACCCGGATTATCCTGGCTGGAGATAACGATCTTGTTGACGGGAAAGAGAACACTGGCCGGATATGGGCTGAAAAAGCGGCGAAAGCCGTAGATGGTTGGGTAACGCTGCCTCCGGTACGTCATAAAGCCGACTGGGATGATTATCGCCAGGAAACCGGGAAGGAAAGGGCGCGTGAAGCCTTCCGGGAGGAAATGACATTACACGGAAAAGGGCAAACCAGATTGCCGCAGGGGTTCAGGCTCACGAAAGAATATTTGTGGTACGACAAGCTGGTGAACAAATCAGATGGTGACACTGAGATCCGCAATATCAAGATTTGCAGCCCGCTGCGTGTGACAGCTATCACCAGCGATGCTGACGGCAGTAACTATGGCCGACTGCTGGAATGGGAGGACACCAACGGTATGAGCCGAAAATGGGCAATGCCGATGGAAATGCTGGGTGGTAGCGGAGAGGAACTGCGGCGCGTACTGCTGGTCAATGGGCTTTCTTATATCAATATCAACGGGATGGCCAGAGCACACCTGATGGAATACATCTCCCTGTGCAAGCCCGACAGAAAAGTGACCTGCGTAAATAAAACAGGCTGGCATGGCGGGGTTTATGTTCTTCAGGATGAAGTGATCGGCAAAGAGTCACAATCTGTCATTCTCCAGACTTCCAGTGTTCAGGGGCGTGATTTTCGTGTTACGGGCACCACGGAAGAATGGCGGGAAAATATAGGTCGCTATTGCGTCAATAATGCCCGACTGGCCTTTGCCGTAAGCCTGGCATTCGCCGCGCCGCTTTTGAAGCTGGTTGGCATAGGTGGCGGCGGTTATCACCTGAAAGGTGAATCTACAGACGGTAAAACCACGACCATGAAAGTGGCTGCTTCGGTGTGCGGTGGTACGGATTTCTGGCATACATGGCGTGCTACCGGGAACGCGCTGGAAGGAACGGCAAGCCGCCGCAATGATGCCACACTGATGCTTGATGAGATCCGGGAGGTGGATGGCAGAGAGGCGGGGAATATTGCCTACATGCTGGCAAACGGCCAGGGCAAAGCCCGCGCCCGAACTGATGGTTCGGTACGGGAAACAAACCGCTGGAATTTGTTGTTTCTATCGACGGGGGAGCTGTCACTGGTCGAGCACGCCGCCAATGCCGGAGAGCGAACTTACGCCGGGGTAGAAGTACGCATGATCCAGATCCCGAGTGATTCGGGCAAGCATGGCGTATTTGAGGAGCTGCATGGCTTTAGTGGTGGTAAAGCGCTGGCGGAGCATCTGGAACACGCCGTTATTCATTATCATGGCTCACCCTTCCGCGACTGGCTGCATTGTCTGACAGCCGATCTCCCGGAACTGACCAGCCAGGCGAAAGCGCTGCTGAAGGACTACACCCGCAGGCTGACCCCAGCGGATGCTGGAAACCAAGTTGGGCGTGCCGTTACCCGTTTTGCGCTGGTTGCTATGGCTGGAGAACTTGCCACACAAGCCGGGATAACCGGATGGCCTGAAGGTGAGGCGTTCAGGGCTGCTGAGTGTTGCCTGGCCTCATGGATGGCTGATCGAGGGCATACCGCGAACCAGGAGGATAAAACCGCACTGGAGCAGGTCAGGGATTATATGACACGTAACCAGTTCAGCCGCTTTGCTGACTGGCACGACGACAGGAACCGCCCACTGTCGATGATGGGGTTCAGGAAAGTGGACAAGGGCGACAACGTGACAGAATCCACTGTGACCTTCTACGTATTGCCATCTGGCTGGAAAGAAATTTGTAAAGGGTTCGATTCACGAAAGGTGGCCAGATTGTGTGTTGAGGCGGGCTGGCTGAAAGCCGGAGAGGACGGGAGAACGCAAAACAGCGTTCGCCTGCCAGAAATAGGGCTTAAGCGCGTTTACCAGTTTAATACGCAAGTACTGGGTAGCGCCGATCCCGAATAGTTATCGCGTGAGTCTTATTTTTATGAGGTAACACTGGTAACAGAGGTAACAGGCAGTAATGACGAGGCTTGCCACTGTTACCAGTCAGAAATATCCACTGGTAACAGTGGTAACAAAAATCAGTGTGTTACCACGCGTTACCTCTTTATTTGGCTCACTGGTAACAGATTAATTTCAATTAAATCAAAGATGTTACACGTGTTACCAGTGTTACACGTTCAGAACAAGAGGGAGGGAACCAAAATCCCTTCTTCTGGCAGGCAACAGAGGTTTAGCTATGCGAGTGATGAAAATTTACTGCCCGGAGTGTATGTCTGCGGCAACGGTGAGGAAAACAAACCGAAAGCACCCCAAATTATCAGATGTGTACTGTTATTGCTCAAATGTAGAGTGTGGGCACACGTTTGTGATGAACGTTTCCTTCTCACACACGATTAGTCCCAGCGCTTTGCGCGGCCAGGGACGAATTAAAGAGCTAATGGATGCCCTGCCACCGGACGAGCGACAAAAAGCATTAGAACTCCTGATGGCAGCCAAAGAGAGTCACTGAACGGTTCGCCGGGAGTAACTAAAATTTTCCCGGCTTCGGTTCATTAAATTTCAGCTGCTTAAGAAAAAATGTCTATAAGAATCAGTTTGTTAACTTTAAAGTGTGCCGTCAGTTATCATGAAAAATCTCACCTAAAATTTTATATCCCTTTACTTTCAATAGCTTAAGTCAAGTGCTTACGATTTTGGAGTAAAGCTAAACTGAAAAAAGCTGAAATTCTTTTCACTCTTTTCAGTTCTCTGCTCGCTGTAAATCCCCAGTTGTGGCGCGGTCTGGCGCTATCATTTGTAAAAAATCCCAACTGAAAAATTTTTGCGATCTGAAAACCGCAGGCGGGTGCGGTGTAGTGCGATTTTGGTCGTTTGAAGTTTTTTTTTGTAATGAAAAGTAGTACATTTCCTGTGAGGCGTATCGTAGGTGATTCACCTGCGATCATCCATACCAAATGGGTGCAACTAATTTTGGGAGGCTTTGCCTCTAGTCTGACTAGTCTGTTTACAGGCGTTACTTATTACTACCTTCGGCGCCTCACATTAATTAGGGATTATATGATGAGCGATTTATCTGATAAAATATGGTGGACAAGAAAAGCGAAAATTAAAGCTGAGCGACGCCTACTTAATTTTGATTACTATTCTCAACTTCTTTTGCTTTGGTATTCAACTTTTCTAGTATGTTATTCTATTTATACCTTAGTAAAACCCGCTCAAAAGATAGAAGAAGCAGCGATAATGGTTTCTTTGTCAGTGCTAATTTTAGTGTTGACTCTTTTTATCAATAATATGAATTTTAAAGGCCGTGCATTATTAATTAAACAATGTTACGAGCGACTGAGTGTAATACATACCGCATCACTTTCCCCAACAAATCCTTCCGAATTAGATAAAGAATATCAAGCAGTGTTAGGTTCGTCAGAAAACCATTTAGAAAAAGATTTTGCAAAAGCCATAGTCGACGAATATTTTAATACGAATGATAAAAGCCTTTTAACGAAAAAACCTACTTTTATCCATTTCTTCATGATAGCCATACTTTTTCTTCGAAATGTAGCATCATTTTTGTTTTTGTTTCTTTTTCCTTTTATTATCTTGTTTTCATTGAGAGCAGTCTAATGAGTGCACATGATATATTTCTCAAGCATTTTCAATCATCTAATTTAAAAAGAATTTACAAAGAAGTGGTTTTGTTATCTGCGGCAACAGGTATCGATAATATGTCTCATGAAGTCTTTTGGCGCTTTCATGATCACGAAATAGAAACAATTAGAAGAAAGTGTTTAGCTGGTACTTATCGCTTTAATAAATATAAACTAAAGCTTATAAGTAAAGGTAAAGGTAAGGCGCCAAGGGAAATTTCAATACCAACAATCAGGGACCGAATCGCCTTAAGAGCTATTTGTGATTTCTTGCAAGAGGTTTATGCATTTGATTTAAATTTTGAGTTACCACAGAATATGGTGGTAAAAGTTAATAATATTATTTTGAGTAAGCAGTATGATTATTTTATGAAGTTTGATGTGGCGAATTTTTATCCGTCAATACGGCATAACAAGTTAATATCGAGACTTAGAGCAAAAATTAGAGATGAAAATATATTATCTCTAATAGGTAAAGCAATTAGCTCACCAACGGTTTCTAAGCCTAATGCAAGTGATAAAGCTAATGAATGTGGCGTACCTCAAGGATTATCAATTTCGAATATATTGGCTGCAATATACTTGATGAATATTGATAAACACTTTGCATCAAGGGATGATGTATCATACTTCCGATATGTTGATGACTTAATGATCCTTTGTCGTTCAGATAAGGCAGAATCTTTGATAGAAAGTGTTCTTGTAAAGTTCAGAAGGCTAGGACTTAAAATTTATGATCCAATTAAGAATCCTGAGAAATCTAGTATGGGTTTGTTAACCGAAAGTAAGTTTGGTTACTTAGGATATTATTTTAGCGAGGGAGGTAAGGTTTCAGCACGTGATGGATCTGTTGATAACTTACGACAATCTCTTTTATCGATTTTTACAGGGTTTAAACACTCCAGTATTAAAAGTCAAGAGTTTTTAACGTGGCGTATAAATCTGAGGATTACTGGTTGTGTATTCCAATCAAAATCAAAGGGATGGTTATACTTTTTTTCGGAAATTAACGATATAACGTTGCTTCATTCTCTAGATGATTTCATTGCTAGGCTCTGTAAACGATATAATGTTAACTTGCAATTAAAATCATTTGTAAGGGCGCACTATCAAATTAAACATAAAAGACGCGAAACCAAATATGTTCCTAATTTTGATAAATATAATCTAGAACAAAAGGCATATGTATTAAATCATTATTTTAATAAAAGTACTGAAAACTTAACAGATGAAGAAATTGAGTATAATTTTAATAAAAGAATAGCTAAACAGGTTAAGGATATTGAAACAGATGTTAAAGATGCAGGCTACTAA